TTACCACAATCCTTTTAAAGTAATTTCTTTATCAATGTATTTAGCATTATCATCTCTATCTTTTGCTCTTAAAGCAATAGTGTACATATATTTCAGAGCGTCAATCCTACATTCTGTATCACTATTTACAGTTAACGTATATGCATCACTTGGGGTATCTCCTGGAATTACTTCAAAATCAAATTTAGCATCAGCAACTTCTACACCATTATTAAATTTCTTTGCGGTATAAACTATATAACTTCCTGCCTTAATAGAAGTATCGGGTTGCATATCACCGACAAGGGAATATGTAAAGTTATCTGTTTTGATTGGCTCTGTAACTGTTACATTAATACTTACACTCTTTGTTATTCCTTCTGTGCTTGTGAATGTTGAAGTAATTATACTTGAACCAACATTGACACCTGTAATTAAACCCTTTTCATCTATGGTACAATTAGAATTATCTGATTTATAAGTTAATGCAGGATTTTCTACAATAGCATCATTATCTTTTACAGTTACATCAAATTGCAATGTTTTATCTTTTTCAATAGTTGTATCTGTATTAGTTGTTTCAATTGTATATAGATGTTTAGTTTCATATTGCCATCTGTCGGCAATTTCATTTTCAAGGTCATCATTGGAATTAGTTGTAGCTTTTTCAACATTCAATATTATTAATCCTATTTTTGTCTTGTCTATCCCTGTAACATTCCATGCTTCACCAAATTTAATAAACCTTTGTTGTAATGTTACATTTACATTGTTCTTAATAGTTACAACCATCTTTCCTGCTGCAAGAGGAAAATATTGTCCTGTTTCAATATCCATTACTTTAGTTTCTAAAATTGCAGCACATTCTTTAATTGTGCCTACATTATTTAATTTAATCACATGAGGGCATTTTTGTATTTCTGCTTTATAATAGATGTCGTTAATATTATCTATATCTGATGTAACAAGGTAATTATTATCCTTATAAATAACAATATCCCCTCTGCTAATAGGGGACTTTGTAATTAATTTTCTTATATCTTCATTATTATTTTTAATGTTGCCAACAAGTCCAATTGCTGATACATTGTTTATTTTAATTGGTTTTCCTAAATTATCTATTAAATAAGATATGTCGCTTTCAATATTAAGCATTTTCTACACCTCTTTTATTTTAATACTCTATTAATAAACGCAGTACAATTATTTAGGAAAAATAATTCAGCATCCCAAATTTTGTTTGAGATTGTACTATATTCATAGAAAGCATTATTATATTTAATAAAATAGCATACTGTATATTTAGCATATCCATCTCTCTTTGCTACACAATAAGATATACGAATAATATTATCTTCTAATGTATATGCAAATTTATTTTCAAAGTTATTTTTAATACAACATTCATTTATTTTATCTGCAAAATAATTCATATCTTCCTGTGAAATATTTTGTCTATCATTAAAATTTATCATTTTTACACCTTCTTTCATTTTTTTGCAATCTCTAATAGCCGATTTAAGCACTTTAAAAAGTGTTAGGCATATAAATACTCGTCTAAATATGAATAATGCATTGTAGGTCAAATAGGAGCGTTTTAGAGGTATATGAGGGAAATTGGTCTGTTGTAACTATTGATATATCTATGCTTGTAAAATGCATTAAAAAAGGGTATTTACAATGTAAACGCCCTTTAATTTTATGATTCGTTGTCGAGTACGAGTCGCAATTATTTAAACATATAAATAAAACTTGCACCGTCTGTAAATCCTTCATCCGAGGGAATTAATCTTATTTTTCTATCTAAAGCATCAATTCTATTATTAAGATTTTCAGAAAATTGGCTTATTGAAATATCATCTGTTTTATAGTTTTTCATGTTGGAAACATTATTGGCTATTGATTCAAGAATACTCAATGCCGTTTTTAATATGTTTTTCTTGTTGGTCTTACTGGAAGGATCATAATTATCTATTGCATTAAGTTCATTCTCTTGAAGGTAGATTATTAGCTTATTATCATCAAGTGAAATACCTTCACATTCCATTTTTAATCTTTCAAGGTTTGTCATATTATCATTCCTTTCTTGTTTATAATAAATTTTAGATAATAAAAATACACGCCTATAATTACTTATAAACGTGTATTGGAGTTACTTATTTATTTTTTATTTCTTGTATTCCTAATGTAAAATCAATTAAACTTTCAACAAGGTCTATTGCTTGTTGTTCATCATACCCTCTTTTTTCTATTACTTCAAGTCCTTTTCTTGCTACTGCAATATAAGGATATTCTTTGTTTTTAGGATTAGGTTTAATTTGAATTTCATAACCTTTATAATTCATATTTTCCCTCCATCATTTTTCATATAACCATCTTAAATTATATTCATTATTATCTAACCATTTAAGCATCTCATTTAATTTAAGTGTTAACTTCTTTTGTAAATGTCTTTCATTAGGCAATATTTTATTATCTTTGAAATAATTTATTACTCTGTATCTGAGTGTATCTATTAATTCATCTTTATTAGCTTCTTGCTTAAGAAATGGATTCGTTCCATTTTCATCAATGTTTAATCTACCATCCAGTATTTTATTATCACTCATTGTCATTGTGATATGATATAAAATTAATTCTCCACTTCTAATATCAATATTATCATCATTTAGGTTAAATGGTTTATATACTTTATCATCTACAATTATATAATCTTCTGATAAGGAATATATTTCATCAAAATAGCTCTTAAAGATGCCAAACTTTTCTTCTCCTAATTTATCAACTGCATTACAGAATAATTCAACAAGGTTATACCATTTTATACGCTCTCTTCTTATAAAATCATAAATCTCAATGCCTTTATATTCAAATTCTATTCTTTCTATATATGTATTTTTATACTCATTAACTTCATTTTTTTGCAATTGTCTATTTACAAATAATTTTTCGCCTTTATGGTTAATTGCATCATTGTAATACATAAAAACACCTCCTAAAAAATATACTTTATTATATATTCTGTATATGTTTAAATTTTCCTCTTTTTACAGTTATTTTTTATACGTAGAAAATTAGATATACTAAAACACTTAAAAGGCAATTAGGGGTATCGACACTATCGACAACCTCCAAATAGCTTAAATAACCGTATATTCATGCAGTTTATACTGTATATTGATGTATATTATGCATTGGTTTATATGCATTAGGATAAAATTTTGCTTTTATATACTATTGACACCCTTGTAACCCTTGATACTACTGGATTTGTAGCATTATCAGAACATTTCGCTAAATAAAGATTTCGCGAAGTGTCTGTATATTGTGTCTATTATCCTTCTAACCCTTGATACAACTACATTTGCCTTAAAAGTAGCGTATAATGTTAATATACGAAGGTTTGTTAGTATCTGATAAGCAAAGTTTGCATATTAGGTGTTATTTGCTTTATCTATAACATATATTAATTATATCTATAGTAATTATAGTAGTAACAGGCGAAAAATGAGGGAACAAACCCTACATTATGTAAACCTTGATATCGTCAACATTTCAGTTAAACATGAAACACATTATTAATTAACATTATATAGTATAGCACATATATTAAATAGTATATCACATTTACTCTAAACACACAATATATAGTATGCTATTCATTTATCACCACTACATATAGTATTAATGTAAAAGGTTAAATAGAATTAACTACCTAACCTTTACACTTTAACCACTCCATTTATGGCTCTGTTACTACCTTCTTGCTATTCTCTATCTTTGCTTTCTCTCCCTCAACATCATTTATGTAAGGTGATTGTGCTAATAATGTTTCCAAACTAATAGCACCCATATCATTTAATGTCTTTAAGTTATTAATAATCTCTTCATCATTGCTTGGTATAGCCATATCAAATACAACTTCAACATCCCTTGCATCTATATCTATATTTTGTAACTTTAACATCTTTTGCATTAACTTCCATCTGTACCTAAAGCCATCTATCAAATACTTACTGTTTATTTGTGCTTTAATCTGTGCCATTGAATACAACATCTTAATAGAAGTTTCACTTACATTAGATATTTCAACCCCTGATGTGATTATTGAAGGTGTCATCGATATATCCAATAATGCCTGCCTTAACATATTATATATTGTTTCTAATGACTTGTAATCCATTCTATTTGTAACTAATTCAAACTTTGAACCATCATCAATTTGTAAACAATAACCTGTAATATCTGGATTTATAGCACCTTCTCCGCCTTTACCGATATTAAGTTTTGTACCTGTAAGTGTAGGAATGGGATTAAGAAATTTATAGAAACTATCTGCATATTTACTTATAAGTTCTTCCATATTATCAAGGATATTTACATAGTCCTCTAAATCCGACCTACCTTGACGTTCATCCATTTCATTAAGTGTTTTATATATTACAGGTAATCCACTCACATTATTATACTGTCCTACCTTGTGCATATAACCACCTGCATTAGTCCATTCAACTACATTGCTATCAGTGAATACATTCCAATAACTTATACCATTACTTGTATAATGCTCTATAAATGCGAGGTATTCCATACTATCTGAATAAATCGGATAGCCATCCTCTGGATTAATTAATTTACTTTTAATTCTGTTATCATTATTGAAATATAAATACTCATACACTTCCCCATATTTTGTTAGCTTATCTAAAATTTTATAATCTATATCGTTGTACTTCGACTTCTTATAAACTTGCTTTAACTCCTTAATGCTCTTTTCATCACCTGATAGGGTACAAGGTTTACCCAATAGAAATGATGTTTGAAAATTTAATATTGTTTTAGCATACTGCAACACAATTTTTCTTGTTTTAAATACTCTATTATTATAAACTTCATCTGTTCTTGATAGAATTGCGTGTCTACCGCTTAGATACTCTTTTATATTTAAAATATTGTCTATTCTATCCCTATGCCATGATTGCTCACATTCTTGTTCAAACCAATATGGACTATTGTTATAATTTTGTTTAATATATTCTGCTAAAGTCATTAATAATCACGCTCCTTATTTTATTTTGTTTTTATTTTCCTCAACATCTTTTTTAACATCATCAACAATGTTTAATTTATCAGTTAATGCTGTAATTACATCTTGATATTTCTTTTCTCTTGCATCTGTGGTTTTTAATACATACATTAATAACCAAACAAATAATACATATCCCAAACCTTGACTAATTGCCATTTTTAATATTTCCTGTTCCATAAAATCACTTCCTTTATATATTTAGTTACCGATATATTCTCGATTACTAAAAGACAAATGTCGTTAAGTTATTACAAATACCACTTATTGGCTTTAAGTGCCTGTACTGCTAATGCAAGGGCATCAACAAGGTCGTCATGGTTATTTGCACCCTTGATATTCCCCATCTTGCCATCATCTTCAACAAAAATACGCATTTGATCTAATGTATCCCTATCATTTATAAGTATAATTCCTGTTTCAAACGCTTCTTTTAAGTCCATAATTAACTTATTTTTACTTACATTATCAGTGTACCAACCGTATTCATAGGTTTTAACGCCCCTAATCTTATCAAACTTCTTGATTTTTAAGACGTTTATATATCCCTGCTCTTTTCTTAATCTTGTAATAAGGTCTAAGCCATAACTGTTTCTCTCTGGCAAATACATTGCATAATTAAAATACATTCCTAAATCATATGCAACCTGTGCAAATTTATATACAGGTACATCATTCCTATTGAAAATCGCCACCTGTTCACCACTACTATCAAGAATTACAATACTGCTGAAATCCCCCTTTAATCCTGCCCCCGTATCTATTCCACCAAAATATCGTTCTCCACGTTTTACATCTTTATAAATAAATAAACCCTTACCAAAATACTTAATTAAACTATCTGGTAAAGGTTTAATTTCATTATATTTCAATGGTGTAGGAAGGTAATTATATCTATTTGTAATTATTGAAGCATCAAATACGCCTGTTGAAGTTGTTACAAATGATTCCTCTGGAGTTGAAGGAAACTCTTGATTAAATTCATCAAGTGTCATATCTAATAACTTCCATTGTCGCCACATTAATTGTTTTAAACTTGCACCTTTTTCATACAACATACTCTCATATGGTGTGAGGTCATTTGCACTTAATCTTACACCATGACATTCTGATTTATACCATGTTTCCGCTTGGTCATAGTCCGACTTAAATTGTGTTTTATTTTGATACCAATTGTAGAAAAATGCCTTATATTTTGAATTATTTTTATAAGCACTTGTAAAAAGATTATAATAGTTGTTACCTATTCCATTACTTGTGCTTTCAATAATTATCTTTGAATTAGGATTTTTTGCAAGTGATTGCTCTAATGCTAAAAGTCCTTTACTTTGTTGTTTTTCCTCCCAAAATGCAAATTCACTTAAATGTATCATTTGACAAGTAAATGACCTCCCCAGTTCTTTGTTCCCTGCGACTTTGACCGATATCCTTGAACCATTTTCAAGTAGTAATTCCATCTTATTCATACGTCTTTGCTTAACTTGATATTTGTCAGGAATACTCTCATACATCATTTTTAATCTGCTAAATATATTTTGTACTGATTCACCATCATAACTTAACATCAAATAATTAGTATGAGGTAAAGTACAAGCATAATAAAGCATTAAACCCAATGACATTGTAGTAAATCCAATCTGACGTGCTTTACAAATAATATTATATTTACTCATATTATTTACAAAATCCTCTTGTTCTTTATTTAAAACAAAAGGGACTTCCTGTCCTTCATTATCTATAATTTTTACAAAATTCTTTAACCACAATACTGGATTATCATTTATAATCTCCAACTTTTCATTAGTTGTTAATTTTTTCTTTACTTTAGACAATTAAAGTCCTCCTCTCTGCATAATATAAAAACAAGGATACTCAAACTTTGCTTACCCTTGTTTTCTCATTTTAAGAAACCTTAACTCAAGCCATTTTTGGCTCGTGGATTCCCACTAACCAATGTCAAACCATTACCTACTTATTCAATTTCAAGCCCATCATCTTCTTCAATTTCGACTTCATCTTCAACTTTAACTTTATCTATATTTTTTAAATTCTTCTTAACTTCTTTTTGCAACATCAATAATGTTTTAATTGCCTTGTCATCCCCTTCGAGGGCTTTATCTTTTACAACATTGTAGATTTTAAATATATCTGCTGTCATACCTTCAGCCATCTTTAAATTCAATAAATTCTGATATTCTTCTGTCTTTTCCCAATCTTGAAGATTTTTATATTTAATTTCACTACCTTTGCAATATTTTTCTTTAAATTGTTCTTCCGTAATCGTTGAATAATCCCTTGCCCATGTTTTCATACCATGTTTCCACATGAAATAATAACGCTTTTCCAATTTTATGTTACATAATGCTTTTTTTAATGTTAATTGTTGCATCTTAATTCCTCCTGTTCTATTTTCATATCAATTTCCATCATTTTTGTCTGCAATAAATTTATTTCTGTTAACGCCATATCTGCCCACACGATACAATCATCATAATCATTTTTCTTGTTTTTAAATAAGTTTTTAAACATAATAAAACGCCTCCAATATTTTTTATTCCTCTATTACTAATTGACAAAATTAAACCTACTAAATTCAATGCTTACACGTCCTAAATTTATCCGTCATACAGATATACATATAGATATACTTACAGATAAATTATTTACCCTCATTTTTAATAGATTATTTTTCATATTTTGTATTAAAACAATGTTAATATTATAATTTATATTATTTAATTCCTTTTACATTCACTCTATCTAAAATACGAACACGTTAATTACTTTATTTCTTTATTCCTCTATTACTAACTGCTAAAATTAAACTTAGTATTATCAATGCTTACAGATTTCAAATTTATCTGTTATACGTATATACATATAGATATACATACTGATATGCTTACAGATAAGAACATAGATATACATATTTTAATTATTTTTTACAATAATAAAAGGGTAACCATTATCGATAACATTATATTTTTTTTTTATTTCTTTGTTACATCTAACACGCTTTAAGTCATAGCTTAATAATATTTCTTGAAGTGATTTTTTTAATTGCCTTTCTACTTCACGTTGCTTTATATTACTATTTATAATCAATTCATTAATGACTTCTTTTTCAGTGGCATATGATTTATTATCCAAAATATTAAGTAATATTTTAGTTATTGCCATTGATTGTGTATCACTTTTTATAGTTGTAGTTCTATCAACTATTTTCTTTTCTTTATGGTCATAAACTTGCTTATATTGTGGATATAATTTATCAGCTACTTCTTTTCCTTCAGCACGATAAAACATCTCTCTACTTAAACCTTTCATAGTATAATTATTATCTTTCCATTTTTGTCCTTGTTCTTCTATGAATTGAAACATATTGGTTGTATATGAAGGAATAGAATAATAATTAATATGCTTTTGTGCTTTATTATCACTATTTATATTAATGGCTTGACTTCTTTTTAGCATATCTTCTGGAATATTTGTTTCATCAATTTTATTTAATAAATTATGATACTGAAATAATACATTTTTCTTACTTATTTCAATTGCACTATGTTCATTTATTCCTAATAGTTTACATATAAATCTGGTACTAGCATAAAACACTACATTATCATCACTATCAGTGAATTTTTTACTATAAACATTATCCTCGGCAATAAGAAATAACTGGTCTAAATATTTAATATTTCTTTTTATATTCTTAAATGCTTCTGGACATTGTTTCTCTAATTCACCATTTAATAACATCTTATGATTTTCTCTTAACATCTCTTTTTGCTCTTTCTGCCACTCTGTTTCCATTATCTCTAAATTGAAAATTTCTCTTATAAATTTATATGCTTTTGGTCTACTTTTAAAATTGCCTAATACTTCTATAAGATTAATTATGTTATAAGACACATTACAACTAAAACAATGATAAATATATGTACCTTCTTCATTTTTAAATATTCCTGCACTTGGATTATTGTCTTCATGTAATATACATCTAAAAGAAGTTGGATATTTAATTTCTAATAGTTTTCCTAAATCATATCCCTTAATATAATCAAAGAACGCTTGATTATTTTCTAATATTATACGAGGATTTCCTATACTCTTTTTTAAATACTCAACATCTCTATTTTTTAATGCTTTTAAATTATAATTATCATTGTTAATATCAGTAGGGGGTTTTTCGCCATACAATAATATAGATATATTATTAATACCCTTATTATTGTATGGCTTATTCTCCTGTGCATTGGTATCACTAACTTTAAGAGGGTTTTCAATAGGGTATTTTTCAAGTATTTCATTACAATTAATTCTATTATCATAATTCTTATATATTAAGCTTTTGCCACCAAAATATAACCTACTTAAATTTTTACATTTTTCATCACAATTATTAAATACACTCATTAAAGATAATTGTAATTGTTTAGCAATATTATAATCAGTTATGGCTTCATCTGTACAAAATACTAATCTAAATTTATGATGTTCAGGTGTATGACTAAAACTTGTATATCCAAATACAGGTAATATATTTAATTCCTTACACCTATTTAATTCTTCTTCAATAGTAGTATTTTCATCAAAATCTAATGCAAATAATTGTTGACTAATCCAATCCGTTTCTTTTTTACCATTAAGAAAAGAGGGTTTAAATGTTTGCCCTCTTGTTAATGATTCTGCTAAATCTTTTATATCTATTTCAATACTTGATTTAATTAATCTATTTGTAATTGATCCAATTTCTTTTCCTATTGGCTTTACTGTATATTGTTTATTATCTAACATACATTTTATATTCATATATTATATATCATCCTTTCAATAGTTTGACTTTGACTGACTTTGACTATTAAAGCTAAATTTTCGCTTTAATTAATCTTCTTTCTATAATTTTTTATTTTTAACATTACATTATTAATTTTTATGTTATATACAATGCCCTTTTAACGCTCCTACAGCCCCGTAGAGCGTGTTTTGTTATTAAAAGGTATAATTACATACCTAGCACTTTTTAAAGTGCTTAAATCGGCTGTTTTGGAAAATATATGTAATTAAAAATAACTTGTGGCATAACTTAATTTTATAAATGTCTTTTTTACGATTGCTTGGCTAAATATTTCTTTATTGTTTTCTTTTAATTGCTTACAAAATGCAGTATAATCAGCTGTTGCAACGCCTTTATCATGATATGTATTTGTTTTTATAAAGCTATTTTTAGGCATAGAAAAAGACACATTAAACAATTCTGATAAACCTTGAAGGTCTATTTCTGTTTCTAATGTGCCTTTCTCGTCAATATGTATTTTTTTATATAATTTATATTTGTCTATTAAGTCATAAAATTCTTGTTGACTATGATTTTCAAGCAGTTCATATAATTCATCAAATCCTAGTATGTCTTTAATCCATTTTTTAGCATTTAAAGGATTGAAAGCATACATCTTAAAACTTGCATCTATACTTAGAAGTACCATTTTTGCTTCTTCTGTTAATTGTGATATATCCACATCATATAAACTCAAAATCGTTAAAATACAACTTCCTGCGTACTTTTTTGTATAATTATTTGTGTTAATTCCTTCTATGATGTTTAAATTTGCCCCTTTATTATTATTTACACCGACTGGATGATTTCCAAAGGAACGCCTGTGAATTAAATCCATGTCAACGCCTAT